ACTTTACATTGAAAGACGTCTTGGTACCACACACGGTGGTGCTCCGGTAACATCAGCAAACTTAATTCCACCAATCAATGGTGGCTTTATGGCACTAGATGGTTCACTGGCTATGAAAGGCCCGATAGATATTGCCAATTACAAAGTTATTAATGTTGGTGATCCGACACAACCGCAAGACGCAGTTAACTTAAGAAACTTAACATTTACTAACTTACAAGAATTTTCAATCAATGACCTGAAAGCAAACGATATACTTGCATTTACAGGTAACGGTAACGATGCAATTAATGCAACTATTGTAGGTGATATTGCTTTAGATATTGACTCAACTGCAAACACTATTGATGCACAAATACAGCCAGATGTAATTGTTAACGCTGACGTTAACGCTTCAGCAGCAATTGATCAAAGCAAGTTGAATATGACTGATGCTCAAGTACGTGCAAATGCAACAGGAATTACACAGGCTAATAAAGGTATTGCAGCATTTGATAATACGTTCTTTACTATTACAGACGGTTGGGTAACAATTACAGACAGTACAATTACTAAAGCAAAACTAGAAACTATTACTGGTAAAAGTGTATTAGGTAATAACTTACTAAGTGCTGATCAACCAGCAGACATCTTGTTTACAACTGTTGTTGACCAAGGTGGTTCTATTAAGAAATCACAATATAGTACAACTGGTTTCTTAAGAAGAATTAGTAGTTCAAGTAACACTGCTGATGCCGACTACAGCATTATTGAAGCAACTGCAAACGCAAGTGCAAATCAACTTGTACAAAGAGACGGCAACGCAGATGCACAAGCAAGAATATGGGATGCCACAAGTACTTTCAATATTAGTGGTAATACTGCTGTAGGTTATGGTACATCAGGATCTGCAAGTTATGTAAGAGTGTTTACAGGTTCAAGTGGTAGTGGTGGTTTATATTTACAGAACGGTTCACTTGCAACAGACAAGAGAAACTTTTATGATAATGACTATCACCAGTTTAGAACACAGAACGGTGTATCACTTGCACCAGTTGAAGCATCATCAATTATTACAACGTCATTAACAACTGGCGGTAATACTTCAGCAGGTACAGTAACAGGACGTTGGACATTAACAGGAACAACTCCAAGTGAATCAAGGTTTGAAGCAACATATGCAGCTGACCTTGCAGAATACTACGAAGGTGACAAGGAATACGAAGTCGGAACAGTGCTAGTATTTGGTGGTGACAAGGAAGTTACAACTTCTAATAAGAAAGGCGATCCAAAAGTAGCAGGTGTTGTTTCGGATAGAGCAGCATATGTTATGTACGCAGCTTGTCCTGGATTTAAAAATCTTGTTGCACTACAAGGTAGAGTACCTTGTAAGGTAGTTGGCAAGATTGAAAAAGGTGATTTAATTGTGTGTGCAGGCATACACGGTGTTGGTACAGTAGCAGATGGCGATGTACGAGCAGGTACAATTATTGGTAAAGCAATTGAAGCATATGATAGTGATCATATAGGCACAATTGAAGTAGCGGTAGGGAGAAACTAATGGCATATAATACAAACATAACGCCAGGTAATCCACCACTTTTATGGGATAAGTTTAAAAGTGCATTAGATGAAGTCAATGCAAACTTTGTAACTATCGGTGCAACACTTGCAGGTGGCGAACAAAAAACAATTACTAATGCAACTCAAGCAAGTCCTGTTGTAGTTACAACTTCAACAGCACACGGACTTATTGACGGACAACGTGTAACTATTACAGATGTAGTAGGCATGACACAACTAAATGGTAATACTTACTATGCAGATGTACTAACAAGTAATACTTTTGCTCTTTACACAGATGCAGGAATTAGTTCAGCAGTTAATGGCACAGGCTTTACTGCATATGCATCAGGTGGTAATACACAAGGTCTAAATGAATTTAGTACACTTAACTTAGAAGCACTTACAACTTCTGTTAAACCAGCAGACGATGCACAAAAAGTTTTAGGTGATGCTACACATAAATGGAAAGAAGTACACATTGCTGAAACACTAGCATCAGCAGGCAACGAAGACAACGGATTATACTTAGGTACGGCACACGTTAAAGGCGAAAGTGGTAAAGTTGATTTACCATTTGGTTCAACTATTAACGGTGACTTAATTATTGATCCAGAGAAAAGATATTTTAGATATATTAATTTAGATGACGGTGATATTGTTGAAGCTGATCATACTAATGATACTTTATCATTTTACGGTGGTACTGGTGTACAACTAGTAGCAGGAAGTGATGCAGACAGTATTACATTTATTAACGATGGTGTAACACAAGCAATTGCAAGTACAGGTATTACAGTTAGTTCAGCAACAGGTAATGTAACAATTACTAACACAGGTGTTACATCTGCGCAAAACACAACTAACATTCCAGGCAGAGCAGCAGGAAGAACAGCAGGCGAAGGTATTACAGTTAGTTCAATAACTGGTGCTGTGCAGTTTACTAACACAGGTGTGTTAGAAGTACAACAAGGTTTTGGTATTACAGTTTCAACAGATCCTGCAACAGGTGTTGTAACTGTTTCAAACGGTGCTCCGGCAGTTCCAACATTCCAACAAATTGCTGTTGACGGACAAACTAGTATTGCAGCAGATAGTACTGCTGATATTTTAACGTTTGAACCTGGTTACGGTATTGGTATTACACTTACTTCAATTGAAGATAAGATTACTATTGCAGTTGATCCGAAGATTGATATTACAGGATCAGTGTTTGCAGACGACTCAGGATTACTAGTTGACGGTGTTGAAGGTAAGATTGTTGGTGCAGTAGACACAACAAGTTTAAGAACAAGTGAATTAAAGATTGCACTTGGTAAAAGTACAGGTGAAACTAATCAAGGAAGTCTTGCAGTTGCGATTGGATACGAAGCAGGTCAAGAAAATCAAGGTGCAAATTCAGTAGCAATTGGTGTAAACTCAGGTGAAACTAATCAAGGCGGTGACGCAGTAGCAGTTGGTATTGACGCAGGTGGAACGAGTCAAGGAGACTTTAGTATTGCGGTAGGTTATTACGCAGGTCAAACAAGTCAAGGACAAAACTCAATAGCAATAGGTTGGGAAGCAGGTAAAACAAGTCAAGGTACAACTGCAACGGCTGTGGGAAATTCCGCAGGTGTAACTAACCAAGGCCAAAATGCAACAGCAATTGGTGCAGGTGCAGGTGTTACAAATCAAGGACAAAATGCACTAGCAATTGGTGTAGGTGCTGGTACAACAAGCCAAGCCGCAAACAGTATTGCAATTAACGCAACTAGCGGTGTATTAGAGAACACCACAGCAAGTAGTTTAGTAATTAAACCAATTAGAAGTGTAGTTGGAACAACTATGCTAATGTACAATGCTGCAACAGGCGAAGTATCTCATACAGGAAGTCCTGTAACTGATATTAAAGGTAGCGTGTTTGGTGATGATAGTACATTGTTAGTAGATGGTGTTAGTAGTACAATACCAGCAGCAGTGCTAAATGGTACTGCAACTATTGATATTAGAGGTTCAGTATTTGGTGATGATTCTTCCGTAGTAATTGATGGTGCAACAGGCACAGTTACAGGTAAGATTGCACCAAACAGTGCTGCTCCAGGTTCAGAAACAGAAGCAGCAGAAGTTGGTGAAATTAGAGTTGATGACAATTATGTTTATGTCCGCAAGAGTACGGGCTGGGGCAGAATTGCAATTGGCGGTTGGGTATAGGAGCGGATAGATGGCAAAACTTACAGTAAACATTGGAACATCCGCAAACGATAGAACAGGCGATACTCTACGTGGAGCGTTTGAAAAAATTAATTCTAACTTTACAGAACTTTATGTTGGACCACCACAACTAACACAAACTGAAATAGATGCACTTACACCAGTTTTTGGAATGATGGTTTACAACACAACAACAGGAAAGTTTCAAGGATACGCTGCTGATGCAAATAATGATAGTACAGCAGGCTGGGCAGATCTACATTAGGAGTGATACATGGCGATACAAACAATAAACATAGGTAATATTGTAAACGACGGGTTAGGTGATGATCTACGAACAGCGTTCCAGAAAGTTAACACAAACTTCTCAACACTAGAAACAGAACTAACAATTACAGCAACCAATACAGGTGCTAATGGTGTTAGTGTGTTTAGAGATAAAGTTGGTGCAAATCTAAACTTTAGAAAACTAGTAGCTGGTTCTAAAATTCAACTTGACGAAGGTAACGAAGCAATTATTGTTGCTAGTACTGCGCCAGATGCATTTACAAGAATCGATACAGATAGTGGTAGTATGTTGGCTAATACACACCAACAAATTACTATGGAAGGTACTAGTGCGCCACAATCAGAAAACGGATTCAAAGATATTGAAGTTACCGCTGTAGGCAGCACTATTAAATTTAAAACTATTGTACCGGTAACTGAATACTTAACAACATACGACTTTGGACCTGTTGGAGCTTCAGGGTTTGAAAATGCCATACAATTAGCACTGCAAGGATCTAATATTGATTTTGGTACACTAACGTATGATTCAGGAATCAATTTAGATGTTGGCGGTTTATAAGGAGCAAATTCTAAATGGCAATTACTTGGATTACGCCAGCAGGAGACCTAGGTACTTTCGAAGAAAGGATCACAGTCAACATTCCAATAGAAGCGTCTACTGATACTTCTAGTACAATTTCATATTCTATAATTGCTGGTTCACTTCCTGTAGGTTGTGTTTTATCTGATGGTGTAATTAAAGGCGCACCTGGAGAAGTTACAAAACATACAACTAATAA